CCGCTTGTACGCCGGCGGCTCCGTGCCGTACAGGCCGCGCCACTTGTCTTTCAGCGCCGGGTACGGCATTGCTTGAAGTTCCGTAAGTTGCCTTAGCACCGTTGGTTCCATGCGATCTCCTTCGCGTTAAAGGTTGACCGCAGGGGGCCGAGTTTCGGCGGGACAGCCAAGTGAATTGTCCCGCGAAATCTCTCTCTTTTTCAGGCCGGCGGCATGCTTGGCCCGCAGGCGCCAAAGGCCTGTGGCTAGGATGTGGGCCACCTCGTCAAGGCGTTGGGCGTCGATCATCCGGTCTGTATCGTGTTCGTCAGCCATGGTTGCTCCATCCGCTGTTTCGCATGTGCCACTATTGGTCATGTACCGGAAGGAGCGAGAAAGCGCCGGATGGCCAGAGGGAAAACTGCGGTAGAGCCGCCTACCGCAAAGAGGTGTCACGCGGTAGAATCGGGTTTGGCCGCAGACGGTAGAATGCCTGCACGCGGAACTGGCTTGCCGAAGGAGAGGTTCCTGCAAATGAACAAAAGCACGCTTCAGCGACTCCACCAAGCTCTACTGGAACTCAGCGTCTTCTCCGTGGAGTTGAGCACCAAGATACGTCGGTATCACGCCCAGAAGATCAAGAAGCGTGGCACGACGCAGGCAGTTATTGTTGCAATCGATGCCATACCTGATTATGCGGCGCCGGTCGCAATAGAGACGCACTTCCCTCCGAAGGAGCTATATCTGAGCAACTGGATGGATCAGGTACGACTGGAGACACGAATCCGTCTGGCCAAAAAAGAACTGCTGCGTTATCGCCGAGAGTCAATGGGGTACAGGGCGAATGGGCAACTCTTCCGATGTGTGCCCGAGTGGCGCCCATTTCCCCAGGACTTCAAATCCATTATCGCAGATATTGAGGTCCTATTACAAGGAAGCGACGCAGACGCACCCTCGCCAGAGCCGTATTGCTTCTGGGGCGCCACGTTCGGCGTACTTTACGAACAGATATGGGCTTGGAACAACGATTGCCGCGAAGCCATAGAGGGCGATGATGTTGACTTCCGTTTTTCCGAGAACCTGGCAAGACGCGAGAGCGCAGTACTGTTAGTGGATAACGTAGGGCTGACACCGTGCTTCGTACTTTGGCTTGAATTTGATGGTCACATCGCGACGGCCTCGCGGCTGGAGGCCCTCCACCGCACGCTGCATGACTACGCGCACCAGATAGATGGTCTCGTTCGTATGCTGGGGCCAAGAGCCGCAAAACCTTCTGGTGACGCCGCGATCTTCGAAGCTGTATGGCGAGATATTGACGATCCGGCGACGGCTCAGGTCAACATGACACTGCAACAGTGGGAACGAGCGGTCTTGCTAAAGATGTCGAATCGGCAGCGGCTGGCTGTACTCCGTAGCTGGATTCACAAGAACGCACGAGATACGGCTAACTTGTGCAAGGTCATTGGAGAATTCTACGGTATCCGTCTTCCAGATACCGAGGATTATCCCAGGCATTCCCAGCTAACGACTACCGAAGAGATGATCCTGGAAGCACTTGGCTCGCAAGTGCTGCAAGCACGCCAGCTCCTGCGCATTGCGGGGTATGACAACAGCTCTCATTACCGAGCGATTCTCTCCAATCTCTGCAAGCGAGGCATACTTGTGAACTCAAGAGAAGGTTACCGACTTGTCAGGCAAGGTCAGTGACGCGCGTCAGGACTGACACTTGAGAAAATCACGTCATACTCAGTCTGACGGTGGCGCGTGCCCACTAATGAAAGTCAGATGGAGTATGGTGCATGGTGCGTACTGATCCTGAAGCCTGTAGCAGCGGCTTTACCCGCGAAGCACTTCGCCCCGAGGTTAGGAACACGCAGCTCTCGGCTGGGTGGCAGCAGGTGGTGAACATCTGCAAATGGCTCGGGCATGGCCAAGTAGGCGGACTGCACATCTGCGGCAATGAGCCTCAGTTCACTCGCCTCCCCCGTCTATGGAAGCATGGAAGACCGATCAAGGCTCCATCTGTCGAGGAGCCACATGCACCTAACGATTTCGCGCTCAAGAAACACGTGCTTGACCTCATGGAGTGGGTCCGGGAGCTCGAGGCGGAGGAAGCGGAAGTCTTCATCGACGTTGCTAATGGCCTGCCAGTTCATTGGTCGTTGGACGGAACTGATCTCTATTTTGCGCGCGCATGTGACTGCCCGGCCTGACAGGCCGAGCGACAACCGAATACGAAAGCATCAGGTAGCAGACTGACCAAAAACTGGAGGCTGCTGCGGATGTCGCCAATTTGGGCGATTTCGCAACAGCCTCCATCTGTTCCTGATAGGCCTCACTTGGGCGACATCTGCACGGCCTCCTCGCACATCGCGAGAAGGAACGAAGCATGGCCGAGCCCGCCGAGTGGAAGCCGTCAGAGTGCGCCGTCAAGTTCATCAGATTCTGGGTAAGGAAGCACATGGGGCAGTCCTACACCGACGAGGACCGAGAGGATGCAGCACAAGAACTGCTCGTCCATCTTTGGGCGCGGTCCTCGTCCTACGTGCCTGGCCGCGGGCATGTGAACGCCTTGGAGCGTGCAATCATCAGGAACAAGTTCGCGTCGCTGATCGAGCACAGGCAAGCGATGAAGCGTGGTGGCGACGAGCGTCATCTCTCGCTTAATCAGGAGGTCGGGTACGAGGAGAAGCGGCCTATCGAGCGGGGCGACCTACTCGATCAGGATGCGGCCCTTCGCCGCCTCGGCCGGGCGCGGCGAAGCTTCGTGGACGAGGCCGATCTGCGGATGGCTGTCGAGGAGTTCCTGTCGAAGCTTCCGCCGAAGCTGAGGGCCCTTGCCGAGAAGCTCCTGGAAGACCTGCCCACGCACGTCGCCGAAGAGGCCGGAATACCATGGGGGACGCTCTTCGACCGGATCGCGAAGATGCGTAAGCCAGCCACAGATGTCCACTTACAGGAATTTGCGCCTCGTCTCCGGCGCTCTTCCGCAGATTCCGGTACTTGAACGATAGGCCCGACAAACGGGCCGGAAAGGCCACAGAAATGAGCACCGACATTCACCACTACAAGTTCGACGAAGCCGTGCCGGGCGACGAACTCGAGCAGACGCTTCTGCTCAGCGTCCTGGCCGTCGAGTCGCTGCACGGCGAAACCCGCGTCCGCCTGGACGGCCGGTTCTGCCTGCGCGCCAAGGACCGCGAGTGCACCATCGATGCCGGCACGCCCGTCGGTCGCGACCTCAATCGAATCTTCGCCGGCTTCATCAGCCGGGAGTTCGGCCCCGCCTCGTTTCGGGTCCGGCGCATAGACGAGTTCCCCCAAACCAAGGAGAAAACCGCATGAGCATGCTATCGCAGATCATTGTCGGTAAACAGCCCGCCCCGCGGCGGGCAATGATTTACGGCGTTCACGGTGTTGGGAAATCCTCATTCGCCGCCTGCAGCGACCGGCCGGTTTTCGTCCAGACCGAGGACGGCCTGGCCGGCATCGCCTGCGAGAAGTTCCCATTGGCCGCCTCGTTCGACGACGTCATCGCGGCGCTGGCTGCGCTGTACACCGAGGACCACAACTACCGGACTGTTGTGGTCGACAGCCTCGACTGGTTGGAGCAGCTTATCTGGCAGACCGTCTGCACAGAGCGCACCGTCGCCAGCATGGAGGATGTGCCTTACGGCAAGGCCTATGTCTTCGCGGTGGCTCACTGGCGCAAATTCCTCGATGGCCTGGACGCTCTGCGCAACGACAGGGGCATGACCATCGTCATGATCGCCCATTCGCAGATCGCCCGCTTCGAGGATCCGGCTCAGGACAGTTACGACAGATACTGCCCCCGGCTCCACAAGCTCGCGTCGGCCCTGGTGCAGGAATGGTCCGACGAGGTCCTCTTCGCCTCGTACAAGGTCCACATCAAGCAGACGGATGAAGGCTTCAACCGCACCAAGACACGGGGGCTCGGGACGGGCGAACGCATTCTGCGTACCACGGAACGGCCATCGCACGTGGCCAAGAACCGCCTGAACCTGCCCGACGAGTTGCCCCTCGACTGGAACGAGTACGCCAAGTACTTCGACGGCGCCCCCATTACCAACGCTTCCGAAAACGGAAAGGACACCCAAAATGGCTGATCTGCATGGATTTGACGCCAACACTGTTGACCCCAGCACGCCGCTGGACCCTGTCCCGAGTGGGAAATACACCGCCGCCATCGTGGCGTCGGCGATGAAGCCGACAAAGGACAAGTCCGGAAGCTTCCTGGAACTGACTTTCCAGATCCTCGACGGCGAGTATCGCAACCGCAAGCTCTGGACGCGGCTGAACCTCGACAACGCCAACGCCACGGCGGTCCAGATCGCCCGGGGGCAACTTTCCGCAATCTGCCGCGCGGTCGGCGTCACGACGCCGAAGGACAGCACGGAGCTGCACGACCTGCCCCTGGAGATCACCGTCAAGCTCAAGCCCCGCAAGGACACCGGCGACCTCTCAAACGAGATCGCGGGCTTCGCCAAGAAGGGCGCCGCGGCCGCGCCGGCACGCACGGCCGGTGACACGCCGCCCTGGGCTCGGAAGTAGCCGGTTCGCACGAGAATCCCTTGGACCACGACGAGTGGGAGAAGATCGAGGACCGATTCCGGGTCTGGTCGTTCGGCGTCTTCTACCAGAAGGCCTACGCCAACGAGCCGGACCTCCTGAAACGCTTCGTCAAGGCCTTGCTGGCGTCGGCCAGGCCCATCCATGACCGGGAACAGGTGATTGAATGGTACAGAAACCAACATCGCGGCCGGCGATCCAACTTCGGCCCTATCAGGTAGAGGCTGTAGAGGCGGTCTATCGCCACCTGCGGGAACGGGACGACAGCCCCGTCGTGGTGATCCCAACGGGCGGCGGCAAGACGCCGGTGATGGCGGCGGTCTGCCGGGATGTCATCTCGCGCTGGGATGGGCGCGTGCTGATCCTCGCTCATGTCAAGGAGTTGCTCGAGCAGACGGCTGGAACGCTGTCGCGGATGGCGCCGGACCTGGACGTGGGCATCTACTCGGCAGGACTGAGGCGCCGGGATACGGAGCATTCTGTGATCGTGGCCGGCATCCAGTCCGTGTACAAGCGGGCCGCGGAACTGGACGCCTTTGACCTGGTTCTGGCCGATGAGGCCCACCTGATCACGCCGGAGGGCGATGGGATGTACCGCCAGTTCCTCGCGGACGCGAAGGTCGTCAACCCGAACGTCCGAACCATCGGCTTGACGGCGACGCCATTCCGCATGACCACCGGCTCCATCTGCGCGCCGGAGAACTTCCTGAACGCGATCTGCTATGAGATCGGCGTCAAGGAGCTGATCGTCCAGGGCTACCTGTGCCGGCTTCGCAGCAAGGCTGGCAGAGCAAAGGCCGACACGTCAGGCCTGCACATCCGTGGCGGGGAGTTCATTGCCGACGAGGTGGAGAGGCTCATGGATGACCAGGATCTGGTGCGCAGCGCCTGCGCCGAGCTGGTCGAGCAGACCGGCGACAGACACTCCGTCCTGGTCTTCGCCTCGGGCATCCAGCACGGGCTGCACATCCAGCAAGCCCTGCAGGACGGCCATGGTCAGGAGTGCGGGTTCATCTGCGGCGACACGCCCGACGGCAAGCGCGAGGAGTTGATAGAGCTGTTCCGCTCCGGCGACCTCAAGTTCCTGTGCAACGTCAACGTCCTGACCACCGGCTTCGACGCCACCAACGTCGACTGCGTGGCCCTGTTGCGGCCGACCAACTCGCCGGGCCTCTATTACCAGATGGTCGGCCGGGGCTTCCGGACAGACCCAGGCAAGGACGACTGCCTGGTGCTGGACTTCGGCGGCAACGTCATGCGCCACGGTCCGGTTGACCAGGTCAAGCCGCGGGATGCGCCCGGACGCGGGGGTGAGGCGCCGGCGAAGGAATGCCCGGAATGCCACGCGGTCATTGCCGCAGGCTACGGCCGATGCCCGGACTGCGGTTTCATGTTCCCCGAGCGCCAGCGGTCAAGCCACGATGCTGAGGCGACGACGGCGGGGGTTCTTTCAGGCGAGGTCACGACGACGGAGTACAAGGTGCTGGGCATCTCATACAGCGTCCACATCAAGCGCGATGCCCCGGCGGATTCGCCCCGCACCATGCGGGTCGAGTACCAGATCGGCCTGAACCGCTGGCAGTCGGAGTGGATCTGCTTCGAACACACAGGTTACGCCCACAACAAGGCGGAAGGCTGGTGGCGTCAGCGGTCCAACGAGCCGGTGCCCGCCACGGCGGAGGATGCGGTGGATGTCTGCGAGGCCGGCGGCATATGCGAAACGCACGCGATCACCGTCCGCACCGTCGCGGGGGAGAAGTACGACCGGATCGCCAAGCACGAACTCGGACCCAAACCGCCGCTGCTGTCCGGCGCGGATGAACGAATTCCAGTACCAGAGTATGAGTGGGCCGGTGATGAGGTGCCTTTCTGATCTGACGGAGACATGGCGTCACGGATGACCGATTTGACGGAAACCTGGCAACCCGACGGCAGGCTCGACGTGACCTGCGGCGACTGGACGGTGGAGTCCGACGCGGAGGACTTCCTCGTCCAGTTCCTGACCGCTACGGGCATGTTCCGCGCCTACCGGCAGGTCTTCGGCGAGCCGCTCTGGAAGCATTTCTTCCAGGAGCATCAGGCCGTCAAGGCCGACGTCCTGATTCTTCCCAACGAAAAGCTATTCAACGCCGGCTGGCGATCAGGCGCGATCGTCGTCGAAATCAAGCGCTCAGGGGAGAAGATCGGCCCCGGCTGCAACCAGCTCATCGACTACACGAACAGCGTCTTCTTCCTGCCCAGCGGCGTGGCGGTCGTGCCCACCTTTGGCTTCCTCTTCCCGGCCCTCAAGCAGCATGGGCCGCTGGCCAGCGTCATGGCCCACCAGCACCTCGGCACGGCCGTCATCCAGCACGGCTCGCTCAACCTGTTCTGCGGCGAGAGCCGCGTCCTGACTCTCGGCCAGGACGGGCTCGTCGACTTCGGCAAAACCAACTTCGGGCGGAGGCTTGGGGCACGATGATCGAGCAATTCGTCCACGACATCTTCGGCGACTCACTCGGCGAGCGGCGCCGTTTGTCCATCTTCTCCGTGCCGAGCCTGCGGTCCGAACTGTTCTCCGAAGTCGGCAAGGCCGTTTCGTATGCCAAGGACCTGGCGACCCGGCAGAACGTCTACTTCGGCCTCGGCCTGATCGCAGGCCGGCCCGCGGGTCGGGGCAAGGCCGAGGAGGTCGCCGCCATCGGCACGCTGTGGGCGGACATCGACCTGGCCAGCGACGCCCACCCTGGAAAGAAGCTGCCTGCGACGGTCGAGGAGGCCGAAAGCATTCTGGCCCGCATGCCGCTGGCGCCTTCGATGGTGGTCCACAGCGGGCACGGGCTCCACGCCTACTGGTTACTCGACCGCCCTTGGGTCTTCGCCGACGCCCAGGACCGCGCCAGGGCCGCCACGCTTGCACGTGGCTGGCACGGGGCGGTCTGCTTGGCCGCTGAGGCGCTGGGCTGGAAGCTGGAGAACCTGGGCGACCTGGCGCGCGTCCTGCGCCTGCCGGGGACGTGGAACCACAACGGGGGCGGGCAGCCCGTCGAGGTGCGTATTCTGCGCCGGGATGCGTCCGTGCGGTACAGGCCCGAGGACTTTCCACTGCCACAGCATGCCGAGGCGCCTGCCGAGGTCCCGGTGGAAGGCCTCGTCCTGCGGGCCGACGCCGAGCCGCCGGCCGAGAAGATGTCGGTCGCGCTGGCCACCAGCCCGCTGTTCGAGAAGACGTGGAACCGCGACCGCGAGGACCTGGCCGACCAGTCGCAGAGCGCATACGACATGGCCCTGGCGACCATGGCGGCAATGCGTGGCTGGGGCGACCAGGAGATCGCCGACCTGATCATCGCCGCCCGGCGCAGGCACGCACAGACCCCGGAAAAGGCGCTTCGCAAGAGCTACATCGCACGGACCATCGCCAAGGCCCGCGCCGCGACACCCGAGCCGGCAGACGACGTGGACATCAGCGGCATCGCCGGGCCACAGCACGCGGCCGATCCCGACCCGCAGAGCCTCGATCCAGGTCCGATGCCCGCCGATCTGCTCCAGGTTCCGGGCTTCATCAGCCAGGTCGCCGACTACATGCTGGCGACCGCCCCATACCCGCAGCCAACCCTGGCGTTCGCTGCGGCGCTGACGCTCCAAGCCTTTCTGGCCGGGCGGAAAGTCAAGGACCTAGCCGAGAACCGCACCAACCTCTACGTCCTAGCCCTGGCCAACTCGGGCGCGGGCAAGGACCACCCGCGGAAGGTCAACCAGCGCATCGTCGTCGAGGCCGGCCTCCAGGACTGCCTGGGCGATGCGTTCGCCAGCGGGGAAGGCATCGAGGACAGGATGTTCGTCACGCCTTCGCTGCTGTTCCAGACCGACGAGATCGACGGCCTGATGAACGCCATCAACAGGGCGGGCGACGCGAGGCACGAGAGCATCATGAACGTGCTGCTGAAGATGTACACGTCGTCCAACGGCGTATACCCGATGCGGGTGAAGGCCGGCAAGCGGTCGCCCGGACTGATCGACCAGCCATCGCTGTGCATGTTCGGCACGGCCGTGCCCAAGTACTACTACGAAGCCCTGTCCATCCGCATGCTCAATAACGGCTTCGTCGCACGGCTGTTGATCCTGGAGGCATCGAAACGCGGTCGTGGTCAGGCGCCGGTCGCCTTGCCGCTGCCGGCGGCCATCGTGGACACCGCACGCTGGTGGGCTGACTTCCGGCCGGGCGGAACGAGCAACCTTCAGGAGCAGCACCCGCAGCCCGCGCTCGTGCCGGCCACGCCGGCGGCGGATTCGGCCCTCGAGGAATGCCGCACATTCGCCGACGACCGCTACACCGAGGCCGAGGACAAGGACGACCCTGCCGCCATGGCCATCTGGGCCAGGGCTTACGAGAAGACCCGCAAGCTGTCGCTGATCTACGCCGTCAGCGAATCCCACACCACGCCGTCCATCGGCGAGCCCGCCGTCCGCTGGGCATGGCGATTCGTCGAGTACCAGACCCGCCGCATGCTCTACATGGCCGCCCAGCACGTCGCAGCCGGCGAGTTCGACGCCAAGTGCAAGCGGATGCTCGAGGTGCTGGGCAACTGGCGGGCGCGTCATAACGACGACTGGATGCCGCACTGGTATCTCTCCCGCCGGCTGGGCTGGAGCGACCGCGATATCGAGGAGGTCAGCAACAGCCTCAAGGGCCAGCAACGCATAGCTCACGAACTCGGGTCCACGATGGAGGGAGGGCGAATTGGTCACCGCTATCGCATTCTGGCCTGAAAACCAGTTACCGCCTCAAAAGTCGGTAACTGGCATGGTGTCGAGGGTGGTTGCCGACCTAACCGCCGGGTTGCCGACGGTCGGAAGTCGGGAACTGAAATGGGCGCAAGATATGATATATAATATAATAACAACTCTCTCTCTTATATTAACGTCTATACCGCCCCCACCCCCCCGCGCGACGCTCGCAAGCGCGCGTACGCGCGTATGGCAGCGGGAATCGGCGCGGCGGTATCTACCCGGACATATCGCACACGTCCCGGCGTCGTCAGCGTGTCCCAGCGTGCCGGTATCGTCGGCGTGTCCCGGCGTGCCTGCGTCGTTAGCGTCCACAGGCGTGCCGGCGTCGTTAGCGTCCACAGGCGTCCCAGTGTCGTCACGCGTCCAGTCGTCGCCGGCGTCGTCAACGTGTCCCAGCGTCCCGGCGTCGTCAGCGTCGTCACGCGTGCCTGCGTTGTCGGCGTGCCCGGACACGTCAGCGTCGTCACCCGTGCCTGCGTTGTCGCCCGTGCCCACGTCGTTGCCCGTGCCCGCGTTGTTAGCGTGTCCAAACACGTCAGCGTCGCTGGCGTCGTTACACGTCCCCGCGTCGTTTGCGCGTCCAGGCGTGCCCGCGTCGTCGGCGTGTCCAAACACGTCAGCGTCGTTAGCGCGTTCATGCGTCCCGGCGTTGTCGGCGTGTCAACACGCGCCAGCATCGTCGCACCACGTTTGCGCAGGTCGTGGGATCTCGCGCTACGCGCGGACCGACGCAAGGGCATGGCCGCTTGGTGATATCGGCGCAAAAAAAGGCCCGTGCGGGGCAAGCACAGACCCAACGACGGGCAATGCGGCAACCGACCGGGCAGGTCGGGACACAGGGAACCATACGATTCCGAACGGAGGGAGGGCAAACAATCCGTGCGAGGGAATAAGCCAAGGGGTAGCGCACCCAACGCGCCACGTTGGCGCAGGTTCGAACATCTCCTGCAAGGCCAAGCAAGTATGCGACCGGGCGCCGGGGCGCGACGGGCGTCAACATGGACAAGATGGGTATGATTTGGCGGCTTCTGTAAATGGTTCCTTCGCCACGACTTACGCGGAAGACCGCGACGGGAATAGTCGGACGTATTCTTTTAGTTTGTTTTCGCGGCGCACACGCCGCAAATGCCGCATGAATAACGACATACAGCGAGCAGCGACGGACGCTGCCCGCCACTACATGAGCAATACCAGGAGAACGTGATATGGACATCAAACTGCGTAGCATCGATGACATCCGGCCCTACGATAAGAACCCGCGAATCAACGACCAGGCGGTCGAGGCCGTGGCGGCCAGCCTCAAGGAATTCGGCTTCCGCCAGCCCATCGTGGTCGACACCGATGGCGTGATCATCGTCGGCCATACGCGATGGAAGGCGGCGAAGAAGATCGGCTTGGCCAAGGTGCCGGTCCACGTTGCCAAGGATCTGTCGGCCGAGCAGGTGAAAGCGTATAGGCTGGCTGACAACCAGACGAATACGCTGGCCGATTGGGACTACGAGCTGCTGCCCATCGAACTGAAGGACCTCCAGGCGGCCGACTACAACCTGGACCTGCTGGGCTTCAGCGCCGACGAACTGGCCAAGATTCTTGACCCGGACGGCACGCAGGGCTTGACGGACCCCGACGACGTGCCGGCGCCGCCGGACGAGGCCATTACCAAGCCGGGCGACCTGTGGGTGCTGGGCAACCACCGGCTGCTCTGCGGCGATAGCAGCAAGCCGGCGGACGTGGACCGTCTGCTGGACGGGGCCACCATCCACCTGGTGAATACCGATCCGCCTTACAACGTCGGTGTCGCCTCCAGGAGCAACAACGCTATCGCCGCCACCGGCGACCGGCCCATCGGCCAGCAGGGCATGGACAAGGCCATCCGGGGCAAGACGCACGCGACGGACAAGAAGCTCCGGGCCAAGGAC